TGCGCATCTGGTTCTATATCTATACCTGCCAATAGTACATCTCCAATATAGTTACCATGTATTTTGAAGTACAAGCAATCGCTACCTGCAGATATCCCCATACGGTTTACAGTGGTGATGTTATTGTTTCTGATAGTAAAGTTTTTAGCATTATAAACACCAATACCATCACCGCGCATGATGCCTACGCCGCCAATATTATTTACACGGCAATTTTGGATTAATAGTCCATCAGTTTGATTCTCATAGTGTGCGTAGTCTCCGAACCAGATCCCCATGCCGCACTCGCCAGTCAATGCTGAAACCCCGATGTCGTGAACACTCACTCCGTCAATAACGATATTGCTGCCACCGTACCCACGAATGCCGCCGTCCAGGGTTCCGGTGATATCTACATCTATCACTTTGGCATTGGAGATGTTCGCCATAAGTATCCCGGATTTCTCTTGCTGAGTTCCGCCATCAAATTGAAAGTTTAATGACCCGCTATGCATCACTTTATTACTTTTGTGGTTAATAGGTGAGCGAAGTTTTGAAACGAATCCGACGCCACCAAGTTTAACGCTAGGAGATTCAGAGTCTAATGCAGCGGATACAGCAGCATCGTTGAACTCTCCATCAATAGCACCCCATCCGCGAATGTCACCCTCTTCTCTCCACTGCTGAATTTTAATATGCTGATCCATCGATGGGATTAGAAGATATCCATTTGGACCCGCTAGCTCTTGTCTTAATTGGTCAGGGTCATACTTCAACACGTTAGCAATATAGTCAACCTGAGAACCATAGGCATCATAGATAGCCATGCTATGACCCTGAACGGTGACAATTTTCACCAGTTGGCCGTTGTATACGATTTTACCGGCTGCGTTGATAATTAGCGGCTGAGTAATCTGGACGTGAGAGCCATCCTCATTTTCAATGTATACGGGTATCTGATTGGCAGGATTAACCGGATCTGTATCAATCTGACCAATGTAAATTTTCCCATTCGCAACAGCTTTAAACGAACGGGATTCAGTAAAGATTGGGCGAGGGTTAGAAACAACTGCGTTGGCAGTGATATCTGTCATTTAATGTGCTCCAGATGCAAGGAATCGCCGCAGCGTGGCTACGGCAATGCGTCATTAAGACCACGGTGGTCTTATTGTGGATACAACCAGTAGATCATATGATGCCGATCCACTTACAAAAGTGAGGCATCATAAATGGGAAGAGATGACCCGCAATTTAATCTGCGGCTACCTTACGAATTAAAGGAAAAGCTGAAACAGCGAGCTAAATCGAATGGCCGCTCACTGAATGCTGAATTAGTTCAGATAGTTACCGAAGCTATATCTAAGCCATCTCCAGTATCAGGTTATCGCGACGAAGCAGAGCGCATTGCTGATGAACAGTCCGAACTTGTTAAGAAAATGGTGTTTGATACTCTGAAGGATTTGTACAAAAAACCCACCTGACGGTGGGTTAAATTTTCTTGTTTATTCCTGCTTGGCGAAGAATTGCGTTAGCCGTATGCCTTGAAACTATTGTAAATGGAACGCTGAATGCTTTGTTCGTAATAGGACTTCGCCATATTTCATGGCTACCTTTCCCCTGTCGAACAAATAAACATTCGTATGCGAGAAGGATCTCCTTCAGCTCCGGATAAAGTCCTTGTCCCATTGTCTATAGCGCCATCCTGTCATCAGCAACCTGATTCTGTACAAATGAAAGGCGCAATGTTTCGAATGGCTGGTCAATATCATTTTCATCTAGCAGATCTTCTGCAACTTCCCATACTCTCTCAGTTAAGGACTCGTAATCTGTGGCTTCTGTAACCAACCCCAAATCATCACAAGTAGCAACCCACACCTCATTGTCATGGTAAATATTTACAATGTACGGAGGGGTTATGCGATCTAGTCTACGCTTAACGGAGCCGAGTAAGTCTGCAACATCTCGCCCAAAATACTCATCCGCTTCTGACAAAGCCAAGGAATACCATTGAACCAGGCTATTCATGCGATAACAACTCTCTCTTAATGAGGGGTTATCAACGTCAGTCAACTCAACAAACGAAGTGATGAAATTCCCCAAAGCATGAAAGTGAATGGCTGGCCCAATTACGCTATCACCGAGTATTGCTGAACGACTATCTTGACCATCACCTAAGATTTTCACACCACCAGACACGATCAAGTCAGCAAGATGCTTCATATCATCTGTTAAGCATCGTTTAATGGCACAGACAAAGTCATTTTGCGAAACAAAGACGTCGTCTTCAATGTTCACAAATCGAACGCTGACTCCATCAAAGTTTGCGATAAAAATATTGCTCATGACTCCTCCTGAGGGATACCCCTTAGGTTAAGTCTACGATACACGGTGTCAACCTGCAATCACCGTTCTATCACCCACAGCTTGCTTTGCTCCACCTTGCGCTTACCTCATGGTATCCTGCACAAAACTAAGGAGGTTGGTGTGTATATATCGCTATCTACCATTTTTTTCATCTGCTTGGCTATTTGGCTTTTAAGAATATGGCAGGATTGCTCTGTAAGCCATGCTGCTGCGGTGAGAAATAAAAACGCCCTTATAAAAGAAGCTGAAAACGTTGTCTTATCCATGGATCACCTGTCATGGACCGAGATGACTACAGGGCAACAAGAGGTTTATGAGTGTGCGATTGAGCGGTTAAGGCTGCTTAAGTCGTACAAAAAGAACCACGCACCCGACTCATTCCCATTCCTGAAAGAATGGCCGAGATGGTATGACCCGAAAAAAGCAACCATCAACCGCTAACCAACTTTTTACTACTGGGCTTTCTCACTTGAAGCCTGAATTAGAGGTGTAAGAGTTTCAGATACCCGTCTGATCGCTCTATCATAAGCAGTACTTCCTTTTGGCGTGTTTGCTAACTTTAGCAATGCGTTCCTCATCGCACGTGACTCATAGCCCCTGCCAGCCATACCGATACCAGTTCCAACTGCCGCAGCTTTTGCAAACATTGGGTTTGTAGCAGACGCAAGAGCTGTTATCAGCGCCGCTGGACCAGCTACCATTTGCCCTGTTAGTGGGCTTGCGGCAGCAGTAGCTGCCTGTCTAGTAGAATCAAGATATTTCATGATCCCATCAAGCTGTTTTCCATACTCTCCTCGGAAGAACGTCTCAGCCTGCTTCCGATTCCTTTTCATTTCATTAATAAACTTCTCAACGCTAAGCTTTCCTGAATCGCTTGTCGCCTTGTCCATTGCACGCTGAACAAGTGCTGCTCTAGCATTTTGACGCCCACTATCATCAAGCAATCGATAAAGTTGCGCCCTTTCCGCTGGGCTTTGGCTGAATACTAGTTTAGTGACATCTTCCGGCGTTGTTTTACCACTCTGAATAGCTTTTTGGACACGTGTATTGCTCATCATGTCGTTGAACTTTGCCCAAGAACGATCAACACGCGACATATTTTGCGCTTCCTTCGCACCTAGTTTGGCGCTAACCGCTTTTTTCATGTCTGTTGTGTATGCGTTATAAACAGACTGCGCAGCTTTCTCCAACGTATCTCGATCTACCTCGTCAGGTGCTGCCATAAAGCGTTTACGTAAGTTTGTACGGTTTTCTCTAGCTAATTGCAGGTTATTTGGACCGCTGGTGATATCATTTCTAAACTGTTGAAGGACAGAAACGGCTGAGCGGTCTTGCGATACTCCTGGGCGAGTTAATCTGGAAATCTGCTCATCAATTGCTTTCACTGTTCCAGTGATGTCAACAGGAGCATCACCCATCAAATTGATGATCCTGTCGTACCGCTTGCCAGCAGCCTGAATAAATTGCTGCTGACCACGAGTAGCTGATTGGTAAAGTTGTGCGTCAGATATTCCACCAACATTATCGCTAAATGTTCTAACTAAATCCTCTCTGGCCTTTTGCTGTGCATTTCTTATCCCACCTGTTCCGGCAATTGGGATTCGCTCAGCCATAGCTCGTGCTTGCTTACCAATATTTGTTCCCGGTTCCACAAGATCTGTTGTCATCAGCGGCAAGTTGTTCTGCCTGGCAAAATCGATCTGCGCCTGCTTTTCAGGTGCTATCTTACCCATGGACGAACGAGACACAGCGCTTGCTGTGTTTTCAACACCCTTCAACACCCCACCAAGGCCAGCGGAAATTGCAGTTTGAACTGGATTGATGTCCTCACCGCCTGCTGCCTGTGTAACCCCCTGCAAGGCTAAATCAGTAGCACCTGACTTGGCAGCAGCGCCAAGAACGCTTCCCGCTCTAGAGGCCGGGGTAAAAGCCAATGCATTAGCAAGAAAAGATGTAACATCCTGCGGCGAGAGCCCTGGTTTATTTAACGCGTAGCTACCCGATGGAAGGTTGACGATAGTGTTGCCTTTTTCATCCTGACTAAGGGTTGCCCCCATACTTTGCAGAACCTGCTCCTGCGAAGCATCAGATCCAAAAAGTTGAGCAACTCCAGCTCTCAAAGCATCTGTACTAAAGGCGTTTAGTTCAGGAGCAGATCCAACATTTTGAAGCTTCGCTAGCTCAGGAGTCATCCTGTTTTCACCGGTTATCGCCTCTCGCATTGCAGCACCAAGGCTAGCTCCCTGTTCGGCAGAGCGATCTAGCCCTTCCTTTTGTTGCGTTGCTAACTGCGTGAATCCTGAAGCAAGAGAGCCATTATTTGCTGTCGCTGGCTGCTGCTCTTGTGTTGTAGGAGTTGACTGACCGGAAAAATACTCATCAATTGCATCGCCAATATCTTCTGTGCTCGTCCCGTCTGGGAAGGTGAATGTCTTGCCATTAGCGGTAACTTTCATTATTCCACCGTGAATTGAATGCCGGATTTAGATGTGTGCGTTGCAGGCTGCTGAGTCGCTTGCTGTTGCTGCTGCGTTTCTGTAGGTTGCTGAGCTTGATTATTGGCAGCAGTGGTCACAACCATCGCATCATAAACTCGACCTGACCTACCACGCAGTGAGTTATATTGCCCCTGCATTTTCCGCATTTTGGTAGAAGTAGCTTCTTTAGAATCACCAGGTTGAGGAAGGTACATTTTCGAATACTCCTGCATTTCAGGAAGAGTAATCGCCGCTCCTGTTTCTGGTCGCAAAATTGCGTAAAGCGCATCCCTGGCATTAACCATGTACTGCTGTTCTGCTGGAGATAGGCTCAGGTTTGCTATAGTGCCATCACCAAGAGAGCGGTTAATTAATGCTACGCGCTTCGGGTCAATGGTTTTTCCAAGCTCATTCATGGCGTCCATTGAATCTTTTAGTCGCAAGGCAAATCCAGCATCTTTCTTCGAGCCTTCATTAGCCTTGTCAATGATCGACTGAGCCTGAGGAAGGCTGATGGGCTTGATTCCGTCACCACTGATTGGCTGGTTCATTTTACCAGCCTCTTCGCTACCGTCCGTGTAGTATTTCGTCACCGAACCATCAGGATTTGTTTCAACCTTCATCAGTTTTTTGGCTGATGGATTGATTCCAGCAGCGGCGGCAAATGTTGCCGCTGATTCAGGATCTGACTTCAGCAATTGCGCATACTGATTATAGTTTTGCATCGCTGCAGTTGGTGCATAGGCTGAGCGAATGGAATTTTCACGACTGATATTCTGACCGCGAATAGTTGTGTCATTCTGCATATTTGCCTGGCGAGCGCTTTCATCAAGTCGCCCCTGCTCAAGCTGGCGTCCAGCCATCTTATCCTGAACAGCAAACGCCTTTTCTGGCCCAAGCGCACCGAGAGACATCGTAGTCAGCATGTGTGATAGCTGTTCTGGATTCTGCACTCCAGTCTGGATCATCCAGTCTGGATTAGCGCCAACACGGTTTAACCTGTCCTTGTTATCAGTAATGAATTTACTGTAGGATTCCGGCCCCTGAGAAAGAGCGACGTTAGCCTTCATAGCCAAATCGCCCATATCGTTACGCTGCTGCTCATTAAGACCGGAAAACGCCTGCTGTGCTTGCGCAACAAACGCCGGGTTTTCCTGAGCAAACTTAAACAGGCCAGACGGGTCGCCAGTAGCCCATGCGTTGGCATGAACCTGGTTGAATGCGTTTAGCGCTTTCTGTTGCTGTTCCTGCTTATAAATATCAGCAACGCCAGCCAGACCACGCAGCCCTGTTAAAGCCACATTATTAGCGCCTGATCGAGCCAAATCATTGTTTTCGCGGATCAGACCAAGCGTTGCGTTAATGTCGCTTGCCTTTGGCGCATTCTCATTTTGCGTACCGATGCCAGCCAGAAAACCACCAGAATTAATACCCTGTTGCCACGTAGCCATTGATTACCCCTTAAAACAACGAGCCAAGCAGACCAAGACCGCCGCCGATCGCAGCCCCCCACGGAGTTGATGAACCAATTAATTTCGCAAGTCCGGCCCCAGCAATAGCACCAGACGCACCTCCGCCAATAGCAGATTGCATTGCTGATGGTCTGTTGGCATTTGCCGCTGCAAGAGCCGCGCTTTGCTGTGAAATCTGGCTCATATTGTTGGCATATGTCTGTCCGGCGTTTGCCTGCCCCTGAAGCGCACCAAGACCAATATTTGCAAGGTTCTGATAGTTATTCATCTGACCTGACAGCCATTGCTGACCAAGTGTTGGGGCGATTGCTGAAAGCTGGTTACTGGTCGCTGTAGAACCAAGGCCACCTGTTGCTTCTGCCGCTGCCAGATTCTGGTAACGTGCCTGCCCGGCAAGGTCTTTATACTGCTGAGAGTTGTAATAATCGTTAAGCGCCTGCCCCTGACCTTCGAGAGAGGATAAACCTTCAAGACTGCCGATATACTTATCTGCCAGAGGAGTAAACGGCTTCAGGTTGTTCATGATGGTGTTGAACTGCTGGTTTTGCAGGTCTGCGGCATACTTTTGCGCTTCTGCTGCATACTTTGCGCTTTTATCTGCGCCACCTTTTCCGCCTTTTTCAGGGCAAAGAGGTTCCTCACCGCGCAGTTTTCTGCCCAGCTTAAATGCATATAACATGGTTATCTCCCGTTATTCAGGAAGTCGGTTAACTCTTCTCGGGTGGCGGCGTAAAACGTCACGTCATCTACGCCTTTGAAGTATTTCTTGATGGTTCCTACTCGCTTGAGCCCAATCATCGCGCAGTACATCTGACCGTGGCGAAATTTGCGTGCAGCAAATGATGTAACGCACTGAACGGTGGTGTTGGTGAGAATGTATCGCCAGAACGTCAGCCCGATTTCCTTACTGAATCCGCGAATCTCAGGCAGGTACATGGCGTGGCAGTCAAAGGTCAGCGGCTGAATCTCGTTGTAATACACGATGCCACCGAACTGACCATGTACGTTCACTTCGAAATAGCGGCACTCAGGCTTGTAGTCGTATCCGTCACCGTTGTTACTCCCGGCGATGATGTCGGGATGGTTGCCGACCGTTTCTATCAGGTCGATGTTTCGGGTGGGAGTGAATGTAATCATCAGTTGATCAATCCATGAGTTCGTATTGCATCTTCGAGAGCTTTGATACGCTGCCGCGCCTGCTGCAATCCGGTAGCCATAGCTGATACCTCAGACTGCGTATATGTGGCACTGACCGTGTATGCCTGGTTAGCGTTGAATGTGCCGAGAAGCGCAGCACCTGTTGCTGCTGTCCATCCTGTCTGTCGCGCACCGATAACTTTAGTGCCGCCAACTGAATAGGACGTTGTCACGTTGAGAGGTGACGCCAGCGATTGAGAAGCAGTTGCTGACTTCGATACGTAATCAGCCTGCAATGAAGAAATAGTGCTTTCAGCAGCCGTAACCCTACCATCAAGAGCACTGACATCAGCCTGCAAGGTGACTATTTTGCCTTCAGCCGTGGTTAGTCTGACATCCAGTACCGCAATTGCATTGGCATTTGCAGTAATACGTATTTCATGGTCGTCTACGTCGATGCGTAACTGCTGAATTCTCGCCTCGTGGTCTGCAAGCTCAACATCCTGCTCATCGTTCTTCACCTGCGCGTCATAGGCACCTTGTCCTGCTTCGTTTGCCTTTCCTGCAATAGCGCCAACGTCAGTCCCCTGCGCGATTACGTAGAGCAGATAGGACTGGCTGAAGACGTTGCGTGGGAGGATTGAGGCATCAAGACGAGTAGCCTGAATGATGACGGGATTATTAAGTGACGGGTCTGCCATATTTTACTCCAGACGAATTTGACACCCTGATAGTGTTACTGGTGATTTTGTGATTACCCGCAGTTTGAAGCCGATTAATCTACGAATACGCCCTACACGTTTCCAGATAACACGCTTGTCGTACACAAACGGCTCATTCTGCTCAATCATCTGTTCGCGACCGTAATTGATTCCGTCAGTCGTTGCAGACAGAAACAGGCGGTCAGCGTATTGAGCAACACCAGTGGATGATTCAACCTCAAGGTCGAAGCATCTGGCATTGTTCGCTTTGAAGAGGGGTGTAAACAACAGGTGTTCTTGCTGCTTGTCGTACTGACTACTGATGTCGAATTGCAACTGCCCCGTCACCGCTTCTGACTTGTCGCCACACGTAATCTGGTTGCCTTCGTACATGAAATCGATGGCGCGATAAACATCGTCGTATAAACCGGTTTTCAGTACGCACCATTGCGGCCCGTTCTGGCTTGATGAGGCATCGTAAACCAGCACATGACGCGGGAGATGGATAATCAGCAGTTCGTGCGAATCGAACCTCAACGCCTCCATCACCCCGGTCGCCAGTTCATCAGCCGTGTATGAGCGGATAATTTTATCAATACTGGCCGTCGCAATTGGTGAAGCCTGCCCTGACCCGATGATGTAGACGGAAGGTGCGCCAGTAGCCGGGTGACTGATGAATGCATATGAATCAGCGAATGGCGTTTTACAGCATGTTCCGGCAATGCCCTTCTGTACCATCAACGATGGCTGTGCGACATACAACGCAGCGCCAGCGGTGGTTGCACCAGTCAGGGAAAAATATTCAATCGTCGATGAACCAAAGCAGACAATGAAGTCTCGCCATGTGCCGATGCCGATGATGCCGTCAGGCTGCGACTCTGCGCGATATTGTGCGCTGTATCGGTCAGGATGCGACTCATCTTCAAGGTCAGTGATAAACCATGAATCAGTACCGTCTTTTGACCATGCATAACGCCCACGTAAGCGAGTAATGTCACGGACTGAACCTAACTCATACTGCGTGAATCCGCTGTCTGCAGGCCAGTTTGAGACGGTTTTAACCGTGCCATCATAGCGATACTCGACCAGTTGACCATTAACTCCTACCGCCTGTGATGTCCGACCATGTGCCATTGATACGCGCCCGCTTCCGGCTACATCACCTACTACGGTTTCCCCTTTGTAGAGCTTACTGCCTAAAACGCGATATACAGCGTTCTGAGCGGTATTGTATTCAACACCACGCGATACACCATTTACATCGTTGCGCTTCGCTATGCCTGGGAATGAGCGTAAATAACCCGATGAGTTGAGGACTTCTTTCGGTGTGGCCAACATATTGATTGGTAGGTAATCAATGTAGTCGGCATTCTTGAAGTCTTTACCCATTCCCTTCATCATGGGGAGTTGTTGAATCGGCATTCTGCTCTCCGGGGAAATAATGCCATTCGTTCAGATTGGCGAAACTATTACCGCTGCCTGTTGGCATGCGTGACGGGTAAGGAGCTCTTTTTGCTCTGGCGATGGCGGTCTGCTTATAGAGAAGCTCCTTCCCATATTTAGCGGTTGCGATAATTTTGGCGGTAGCCTCAAGCGCATAATCCGGAGCAATTCTGCAAGCCAGATTGTGGAATACTGCGCTGATTGCGCTTGAGCGAAGACCGTGGTCGTCACCTTCGGCTGGCGGGTTATCATCATCTGAGAATACATACCCGGTAACAATGCCTTTCCCGTCCTGATACCACTCGGCCATCATCGCTTCGAGGTCATCTACGGCATCCTGCATAGACTGTGGCTCAACATCAGTGAGAGTTGCATCTGATGCTACACCAAGCTTACGCAGCGCCGCCCTGACCAGATCGCCTTTAGTCTTTATCTGCATCGCTTTCCGCCTTAGGCTTTGGTCCTGGCTTTTTGCGTTCTTTGGTTGCCGGCTCTTTCGGTCGCAGGCTTAGCAGACGATTCAACACATCATCTGCCGTGTGGCCGTCCCATTCCTTGCCAAACTCAATTTCCGTGCCTTTAGGCAGATGTTCAATTTCACTCTCTGGGAGGTGGTATGTTACCGCGCCTTCTGGGGTGTCGATGCCAGCTAACACCCATCCATCCCATTGCTCGCCGTCATGATGCTGGAAGCTCCACCATGCGCTTTCGCGGAAGGCATTCATTAGTGTTGAAAACAGGCGCACTCGATGTGCATATAGTTCGTTAAAGGTGTGGTATCCATCAGATACTTCACCCATGTCTTTCTTGGCCACGCCTGACTCGCCGATTGGTTCGTCATTAGTCTCCGGCACCTCATTTGGATGCTTAACCCAACCATCGGCAAGGTGATCTTCTACGTCGCCGTCATCGACAACTTTAGCCTGAACTTCCTTGCCCCATACCTTCGTTCCACGACCCTGCTTATATAGCATTACGCCCATATGTCACCTCAAATAAGAAAGGGGCCGAAGCCCCTGTTAGTTACGCAGTCTGACCAGGCAAGCCAACGCCGATTGCTTCCGGGCGGGTCGCGTTTACGCCGTACCACAGCGCAATACGGCACAGACCGGACAGGGTGGAAATATCCCCCTGCGTAGCGAAGATACCGTTCAGGCCAACATCAGGGATGCTGAATGAGGTAGTTTTCATACCTGCAAAAAGTTCATGGTTAGCCGGAATCGGCTGAGACACGATACGAATAGCATCGTCAGCCCAGAACACATTAGTGCGAGCGTCTTTAACGTTCAGAATGTTCACTGCCATTGCATCAGCCAGCGAGGTGTTAACGTTGGCGTAGGCACGCTGCTCCGGAGACAGGGAAACATCATCCAGCGCTACCGGCTTCGGCGTGATTTCAACATGAGTACCGTCAACAACGCGGACTACGGAGAAAGTCGCGTCCTGTGCCAGCACGTTCTTAGCCATCTGACCAAGGAACTTCACGCCAGTAAACGAAATTTTGTCGCCGCGTTTCAGGCCGGTAGTTGCAGACAGGGTGACGGTAGCAAAACGGTTATCAACGTTAACTTTGTTGCCATCGTTATCCAGTTGCCATGCGACAGGCTTGAAGGACTGCGCACCGGATACAGTGATGCCAGTTGCAGTAGATTTGGTCAGCACAGGAAGTTTCGGAGAGCGCAGGACATCATCGAAGCCAGCAACCTGACGCTGGATAGTGCCATCGCGGTACGCTTCTTCAGGAATGCGCCCGAAGATATCGCGCTTAGTCAGGTCATAACCCGCCTTTTTGTAGTCCTGCGGGTTGAAGAAGTACGATGTCCCCATGTCGCGGTTAAGTTCGCGGGAGAACATCAGTTCTTCTGCATCGGCCACAAAGTTCCATGCGTCTGCGGTGTTAGTGCCGATAGCGTCCGGCGAAGTGATAACCAATGACCCCATCTCGGCGGCCATGTTTGCGACTTTCAGTTCAACGTTGTTAGCCAGTTTGCGAGCTGCTGACTGGATGCGGTGACGATACGCAGTCTCGTCTCGCAAGTCATCTGCGCGTAACTGGAAGAAGTCGTTATCCGGCTCTCCCATGTTTACCGCGACGTTAAGCTCCAGTAACCCTGTCGCTTTATCAGTTAAATCCCAACCCTCCTGAGTGGGGGACTCCTGCTCTACAGGCATCCAGATAGTATTGCTGGAGCGCTGCATAGAAACCGCAGGCGGGGTATATTTCTTGGCTTTCTGCGCCATTGGAGTGATTGCGGAGATGGTTTCAATAATCTCATCCACCGCCAATGTAACAATTTGACCTTCGTTCAAAGCCATTATCGGATTCCTTTAAGTTTTGCCTTTAGCTTGCGGTAGGTTTCCACATCTCCCTTGCTCGCAGCCGCATCCATCTGTTTACGAATGGCATCTTTATTTGCTGCGCTGACATCACCGGTAATCGGCTGGTCAGCAGGGGGAGCGGAAGAGATTTGTTTACCGCGAGGCTTGAGAGTTAAGCGTTCGGATAGTCGAGTGAGTTCAATCAGCGCGGACTGCCCATCCATCGCCAGTAACTGGCGGGCTTTCTCCGGGTTTGCACCCAGGTGATACATGAGCGCGGCGGACTTCTCCGGGAACAGGCGCATAATGTCGGCCCCAACCGCAGGCGGAACCAGTTGCATAAATGCGTCTTCTTTCTCCTGATAGTCAGGGATGTTGAGCTTTTCCGCCGCGTCATAGTGTTTGCGGGCAGCTTCGACGTATTGCGCTGATTGCTGGGTAAACTCCTGAGTCTTGCGGCCCTGTTCTGCTACGGCATTGCTGCGGGCGTCCTGCGCTTTCATTAGCCATTCGGTATTAGCAGCATTGAAAGCGGCAAGCGCACGGCTGTTGTCGTAGTCATATTTAGCCAGGCCTTCTTCTGACAGATAGGCGTTAATGTCTGGCTGAGGAGGAAGGTCAGGGTTTACCCGTAAACTCTCCGGCAATTCTCCGCGTTTAACTGCCTCCATCTGCTGCTCAAGCTCGCGCTGTCGTTTGCGCTCGATGCGGCGGCGGGCGAATTCTGCGTTCTTTGCCGGGTCTTGTTTTGGTGCTGTCTCATCGTCCTTCAGGACAATCTCAAAGCCCTCTTCCTGACCTGCATTGTCGTTGGCATTATCGACAACTAAGCTATCAGCAGATGCCGCTGCATGATCGCCGGACAGGGTTAAGTCTTCAGTTGCCTGAATTTCGGTGGTTGGTTCCATGATTAACTCTCTCTTATTGAGGTGTCTCGGCTACACTGCCGGAAGGTTGATTTTGTCTCTGCGATTGCAGGATATTGGCAATGTCCATTCGCTGCTTGTGCGTCTGTTCATCGCCTTTAAGGAGTAACTCAGCATTTGCGCGAGCGTCTTCGCTGCGGTCCTGCTGGAATGAGGCAACGGTTTTAAGGAACTCTCTAAACTCAGATTGTTTACTGAGGTCCATGTTGTTGAATATTTCTGCGATTCTGGCAGCGTTAAGCTGGTTCTGCGCTTCGACTTTAGCTGCATCGATTTGCAGAGACAGTGTCTGGTTCTGAGCTTTAGCCAGTTCAGCCTGCCCCTGCAGGAGTACGCCCTGAGCCTGAACCATTGCCGGGTCTTGTTGACCTTGTTTGGCTTGTTGCGCCTCTACTAACCATTGCTGCTCTTCAGGCGTTTCCGGCTTCTTAACGCCCATCTGAATAAGCTGCTTATTGGCATAGTCACGCATCATCTCAACGCCTTTACCATCAAGCAGGGTGAAGTACTGAAGCAACAGCAGTTGATATTCTGGCGTTCCCTGTGGCGTCTTGCCGAGCAACTCAAGAATTTCTGCGCGGTTTTGTTGCTTCATGGACTGGAATGATGGCCCAACATCCGTGTAGCACTCATAGCGCCCCCTGATATCGTTTAGTACCTGCTTCTCTCCAGTAGCAAGGTCAACAACCTCAGCCATTAGCTGAACATCTTTTTCGCTGCCATCCTCAAGGGTTATCGTCACGTTGCGAGGAACATCATAGATGTCATTAACTATCGACTGGTAAATCTCACCGTCACGGCGCATAGCGGTAGCCAGGTTGTCCTGAAACACGTATGTCTCAAGGTCAGCACGCATGTTTAGCTGGTTAACAGTGTCGTAGGCTACCTGTCCACCGTTTACCGCCTCTGCATCAACACCTAGAGTTGCAACCTCTTTTACTGCGCTGGTTGCTGCTTCCAGCATGTAGGCGTTGGCTTGCGGGACCTCCGGATTTTCGTAATATGCCAGCGGCTGAGTCGGAAGGTCTCCACTATTTTCGTCAGTGCGATTGAGCAGGTAGTATGGGTAATCGTCGTTACCGTCGTACATATGCTCAAAGCCTGCAATCTGCTCAGGCCAGAAGAACGGCTTCTTCTTCGGAGTGCGGGCCACGATGTCGGCGTTGAACGACATAATCATGTTGCGCAGACGCTGGCCGTCTTTTGTCAGGCGGACGACACCCTCATACACTTCTTTATCTTCAACGAAGCCCCACTCTCCGAACACCGGAACAATGGGGATATGCTCGCCAGCGATGAGCTGCTTGTCTTTCAGTACGGCGGTGCAGGTGATGATCGATTTGTATACCCGGCGACGCTTAATCTGGCGCTCTGCAATTTTGATAAATCCACTATCAGCCAAATCGTCGATGACGTCTTTAATATCGCGCTTAAAGTAGCTTACCGGCTCACCCGTAACTGGGTCTTGGTAGATATACGCCGTCTCTTTCTTCTCGACCACTTCGTAAAACTCAGCGATCTGAACTGTGTCCTGCGTCAGCCATGGAAATACCCAATCGTTGGGGTTCTGGAATGATGGAATATCATCCGCATCGAGGTCGTATTTTTCTGCGAAACCCTCCCAACCATTCTGGCTCATTGAGTGGATAACTGTGCAGTGACGGGCGTCAGACTTGTCCATCAGTTTGCTGTTGCTGTCCCAGATAACATGGGAGCAGGCACTATGGATAGGCTCTCGACGGATAACCTGATTGTTGCTCGTCGGACTTTGATCTTCGTAGTCAGTGACCAGACGCCACGCACCTACGCCAGATTCAATCTGCTCACGAACAGCGACGTTGACCGCGATTTTTGCCGTATTGTGTCGCATGTCTGTGCGATACATGCCCATTAGCACATCAGCAGCGTCAGGGCTTGCTCCGTCCTTTGGACGATACAGAACATCAATAGGGTTCTGACGCATCTCAGAAACGAGCTTGCGCACCACGGGACGTACTACATCGAACTGTCCACGATATTGCAGCGTTGTATATTGTGATAGCCAGTCATCCCACTGAGATACACGGGAGAAGAAGAGATCATTCTTTGCCTCTCGTCTGGCTTCATCACTGGCTGTCCAGTCCGCATCAAAGCGCGACAGGATGCTCTCCAGCCTGTTTTCATTGTCGGCCATTATCGTCCTCTGCGTACTGGTCTAATCGGTGCGGGAATTTTCTTTTCTTTCGGCTTTCTGATATCGCGCATCATCCTGGCGAAGCGGCGCATCATGTAGCCGTAGCGAGTAGCATCGAGCACATCATCGTTGGTCTTGACGATCTTGCCGTTCTCGTCGCGATGATAGAGGCGGAACTCTTCAAAGAATGGTTCGCATGTGTTGAATACTTTGAATCTTCCTTCAAGCATCAGGTCACGAAGCTCACTAATGCCTGACTCTACTGAGTTACCGCCATCCGGGAACGTTGCGTGATCGGGAAGCATAGAGAACCCGGCATCCGCATATTGGGTTTTAAGTTGCTCACCACCGCCCTTTTCGTGTTGGTGACCGTCATGAGGCCACGCGACAGGTATTTTGTTAGCCCACGACTTAACAGCACCCCATGCCTGAACTGCGGTGTTCTCTGATTTCTTCCACACACGCGCCAGATAGAAAACATCTGCGTCTTTGTCCCACCAAAGCTGAATGTGAGCTTGCGGGTGGTTCCAGCCGAAGTCCTGAGCGTCGATAACATAGAAGTGATCCGGGCATTCGAATGGCTGGCACTTAATCGTCTCTTCCGGTATCTGGAATATTCGACCGCTACCCATCGTAGGAATACCGCGAGCACGCGCCTCTCTCTCATGCTCAGGATAGGATGCGATGATTTGCTCTTTCTGCTCGTCGGTGTAGTGCTCAGCGTCATAGATGGTCATGTTGACCACTTTCTGCGACTTGCTGGGATTCTTCAGGAACTTGGTAACAACGTCAGACATCCCCATCAGCGGGGTAAACGTTAGAATTGAGAATTGCCCGTATTTGTTTGTACGGGTAAGACCTTCGCCATAAATGCTGTATGGTGGCTCTTCGTCAAACCACACGCCGTGGATTGTGTCACCCTGCCAGCGTGCACGGCCTTGCGAGTATGGCTTGAAGTAGCAGATTGAAATGCCATCTTCAACACCATCAGCCGTGTGATGCTTAACCAGAAGATGATCAACAAGGTTCGGAAAGAAAGGAGACTTCTTCCAGCTAATGATGTCCTCTTTCGGTATTGAACCGTAGCCAGGCTCATCATTCTCTTCGATACGCCCGCACAGGATGCGTTGAGTCGTTTTGGTTACAGTCTCGTTTGTTTCACCGCCAATCCAGAAGACAACTGGCTCATAGAAACGCTTACCTTTCCACTCTCCGCCATATTTGCCATCAGCAGGATAACCTTTCGTTCCCGGGTATCGCCCTGTAAGGTGAAACGCGACTTCAGCAGCGCCAGTAAATGACTTACCAAGCTGGTTACCAGCCATAAAACATCGCTCTGGATAGTCATGCCCGGCGTCTATGAACTCACGCTGTTTGCTGTATGGCGTAAATTCATATAGCAGGTGTGTGTTCCGGTAGTCCTCTTCTTCTTCGAGTAGCTCGAGCAATTCGATTTGCTCTTCGTCGCTCAGGTTATCAAGAATCGCGTCCAGTTCCACGGTTGAATAGCTCCTTGATACGAGAGCGGCGCTTATCGCGATCTCCCTTATCAGGTGTCACGTCTTCAACTTGCGACTGCTCTTTGAGGCCCAAATCACGGGCTATGATGTTAGCGTTGAGAAGGTCAGCGGCTGCGCCGGAGAATTTCTGGTCGTAGATGATTTGCTCTGCTCGCGTAACGACCTCAGATAAATCTTCTCGCATTCGATATGTGCGCCATGTTTCAAGCGTCACATCGAGGAATAGCGTTAGCCCAGTGATGGTCATTGCCCTCATCTTGGCGATAGGCTCTTGTGTAACTTCTCCCTGATATGAGAAAGCCTTCATCTCCCATAGTGGGTTAGCTTCCACCCACTCGAAGTATTCACAACAAGCAGCCCACAGCGCCTCAGGCGATTCGAATTTAGGGTTTCGCCCATGACTACTGCGGGCCTCCCAAAATCGGTTGCCCTTTGGTGCTGCCATATTCGTCTCACTTAATTGTTATTTCAGGTTGATTGCTCTTTCGCGCCTTCAATCAATAACTGCTTCAGCAATTCGAGTGTGCCAACTGCCTCACATAAACTGATTTCACCATCGTAATCATGAATGACGCTTTCCAGCCGCTCGTATAGCTCTTGAGTAATTGGGAATTTCTTCTCCTTACCCAAATTGATTACGCAACTCACATCATGCTCCGGTAGTGAACAGGTCTAACGCTTCCTTAGATTTACGCACTGCTTCGAATGTGCGGATCGTGATATCCGAATTAGCGCCGCCTGACTGGAAGTGAATTTTGAATAGCTCAAGCTTCAGTTCGTCAGTGCCAATGAATTGAAATGCTTCCTCTGCGGCTGCGTTCTGGTTCATGACCAGTTTGTAAATCTCTAACTGGAATTTCTGTTCTTCAGTCATGGGAATAATCTCTGCCATTGTTTTGGCTCCGGTTGTTGGAATAAGCCATTGTCGAGACCACTCATTGAATGGCCTCTGCAATAACCGATGTCTTTCCATCAGTCCGCCACCACAAAGAATCTTTTTTGCCATAAGGCAGGAGGTTCATCTTTCAGTGGCTGCCAGTGTTATTTCCCCACTTTCTGGCTTGGGTTGTTTCGCGGTACTGCTGCTAATTGGTGATCAGAAATTAATTCCGGTTTCATTATCAAGCCCACCCGTAGATAGGCTTTGTAATGAAGAGCCGTTGTGAAAGTGGCTCTCGAAGCTATTTCCGTAGCTTAGGCCGCCAGGCGGTGCTGTTCTTCGATAAGCGGCTGACGATGATTACGCTCGAACATGCCGCGCAGCACTTCTTTGCGTTGTTCGAAGTCCCACCCCATGCTGATGAATACCGTGTTGGCGCGCTGTAGCTCGGTGATGCAGTGAATTTGTTCCGGCGTCAGGTAATCGCGGATCGGCTCTTTCTTCCCGATTTCGTGATGCACGCGGAACTTGGCCGCCGTCATGCCCAGCGCCAGTCGGTTAATCAGGTCAGCTTCGTTGCTGAAGTGATGCGGGGAGATCTGCTTACCCTGAGCCTCTCGCTCATGTTTGATGGCGTCGGTCATGGGTTTGTACTCCAGGCGTGCAGAGTTGCGATCCATTTTCTTTTTCGCCAGCGCGCTACGCATAGTGAAGAATTCAGCTACCAGGCGCTTTTTGAATTCACGCACAACTTCATTGTTTCGCATGTATGTGATCAACAGCGTGGTTTGCTGTTCGTTTAACAGTGCTATTTCCTGCTTCTGCATGCCCCCATCCGTTTGAAAGGGTCGCATTTCAAATTCCACCCTTCCGAACTCTTCGAGGTCGCTTTTGTACTTCCTGATGAGCTGAATCACAGGCTTGTGATCCTTTTTGACGCCAGTAGCGATTACAGCGGAGTTAGTGACCAAGTCGAGCTTCTTGATTTCAACTAATTGCATCGGTAGTTACCTTTAAGTGATGAACCTTGTCACACAGGATTCCGGCCCACAGAAAGGCACCGATCACCAAACCGGCATCCTCAAGGGTCATCCTGAAAGGTTCTGTGTTCAGAAGTCGCGCGTGTGAAGCGCATTTACTGCGGATACAAAAAAGCCCCGCATTACGAGGCATTTTCATGAAAGTCACTTGTCAAATTTCTATGTGATGGAAATTATTTCAGGCATTGCGTCCTGATGTACTCCTGAAGCGTTCTCAGTGCTGCTTGGTCGCTGATGATTCCGTCCCGGATACCGAGAACGTTTCGTCCAGCAACTGGAGAGAGTTCGACGGTGGCATCATTGCCCATGCCGGAGGCGCTGGAGGTTTCGGCTGAGGATGGCACAGGGCATTTTCCTTTGACGAGCACCCTGCCACCATTATCAAGCTTGCGCCGAAGAGCATCATTTTCAGCTTTCGCATCAGCTAACTCCTTCGTGTATTTAGCATCGAGTGCATCAGCATCACGCTGGCGCTGCTGCATGTCAGTAATGGTGGCGGTCGCCTGCTTCAGTTCACTGACTTTTTTATCGCGCTGCTCTTTGTAGGCGATTGCATTATCACGGTAATGATTAACAGCCCATGACAGGCAGACGATGATGCAGATAACCAGAGCGGAGATAATCGCGGTTACTCTGCTCATTGCTGCCCCCACAAACAGACTTCACGCTCAATCTCACGGCGAGTCATCAGCCCTTTCCATTGCTTACCGCCAGCGTATGTCCAGCGACGTAGCTGGTCACATGCGCCCTTGATATCGCCCTGGTTGATTTTGCGAAGAAGCGTCGATGTTCTGAAATTGCCTGCGCCCACGTTATAGACGAACGAATAAAGAGCGCCGCGCGTTGTTTCCGGTATATCGACTTTGATGTACGGGTTAATTTGTCTGGCGACCGTGGCAAGGTCTTTATTCAGGAGGGCTTTGCATTCTGCTTCGGTATACGTTTTACCGAGCATGATGTCTTTTCCGGTGTGGCCATAACACACAGTCAACACACCAACTACGTCCTTGTATGGTTTGTATCTGACACCTTCCAGACCATCGTTACCACCGGGGCCAGTGATTAACACAGATGCTATGGCAATAGCCCCGCCACTTATCGCCGCTATTACGCTATTTCGTAGTGCCGGTGACATTGCCATTCAATCTGTCCTCACGCTCTTTGCGTTTGTAGTACCAGTTGATGCCAAATGTGCCGACAGTACAAAGAATACCAATGATTACAGCCCAGTCATTCAGGGAGAGAATGCCACCCATCGCAGTCAGTCCTCCGAAGCTGTAACTGAACCATTCTCTGATTTTGTCCATACGGTACATGCTCTACCCCTTCATTGAGGGGATTTGCTCTATTTAATTAGGAATAAGGTCGATTACTGATAGAACAAATCCAGGCTACTGTGTTTAGTAATCAGATTTGTTCGTGACCGATATGCACGGGCAAAACGGCAGGAGGTTGTTAGCGCAGCCTCTTGCCACCCGCTTTCACGAAGCCAGCCATTGAGCTGGTTTTCTTTTATGCAAAGTACACCGCACCGTAGCCACAGTGGATAAGGTGATTATTTTTGTCTGTCTGGTATTTGATTTGATGTGCTTTCAGAAATGTCGTGTTATTTTCGGCATTCACATAGTAAAGGGATAAACATTAATGAACGACTTTAAAACGAGAAGACTCAACACAATACATGCAACTCTTCAAGAAATCGCCGACAAGACTTTAGAGATATCTATGTCAACGTTCTCTGATGAGAACAAGCAAAAGCTTATCGAACCACTAATGAAAAGACATGCCGAACTGATCGTTGAAGCTCAGGAATTATTAAAGTAAGAAAACAAAAGCCCCACATCTCTGCGGGGCTTCTATGGTCACATTTGCAACCAGTACTGCGTCAACTTTTACAGACCTCTCAGCCTGTGATGGTTGGAGTTCCAGACGATACGTCGAAGTTACCAGCTAGGCGGAATCGGTAGTAAGCGCCGCCTCTTTTTATCTCACTACCACAACGAGCGAATGAACCCATCGTTGGGTCAAATTTACCCAACTTTATTCAAAAAGTCAATATCATGCCGTTAATATGTTGCCATCCGTGGCAATCATGCTGCTAACGTGTGACCGCATTCAAAATGTTGTCTGCGATTGACTCTTCCTTGTGGCATTGCACCACCAGAGCGTCATACAGCGGCTTAACAGTGCGTGACCAGGTGGGTTGGGTAAGGTTTGGGATTAGCATCGTTACAGCGCGATATGCGGCGCTTGCTGGCATTCTTGAATAGCCGACACCTTTGCATCTTCCGCACTCTTTCTCAACAACTCTCCCCCACTGCTCCGTTTTGGCTATATCGACCGCACGGCCTGTACCATGGCAATCTCTGCATCTTGCGCCCGGCGTCGCGGCACTACGGCAATAATCCGCATAAGCGAATGTTGCGAGCACTTGCAGTACCTTTGCCTTAGTATTTCCTTCGAGCTTTGCCACACCACGGTATTTCCCCGATACCTTGTGTGCAAATTGCATCAGATAGTTGATAGCCTTTTGTTTGTCGTTCTGGCTGAGTTCATGCTTACCGCAGAATGCAGCCATTCCGAATCCGGCTTGTGATTGCGCCATCCCCATAGCAGCCATCACATCAGTACCGGAAAGAGAGTCAGAAGCCGTAGCCCGCGGTGAGTCACTCATCATCGGGCTTTTTGGCGAATGAAATTTAGCTACGCTTTCGAGTCTCATGCAGCATCGCCTCCCGCCGGCTTGTTCAATCCAAGCCGGTTCACCAGTTCACGCTCTCGCTCATGCAGATAATCCATCGCCTTCTGGTGTTGCTCCGTCATCTCTCTGACGCTGCGCAATTCAGCTTCGTCACGTTCACGCTGCTGTTTCGCCTGGTTAATGCTGGTTACGGTCATAGATACCTCTCCCGCCCTGATGAATCATTAAAACGCCGTTAACGATGGCGTGATGCCTGGCTTCTTTGTCGTACAGATAACGCCTGACTGTGTTGCGGTGGCACGATAAGCGCCTGGCTACTTCTGTCTGGTTTCCATATGTCTCTATGAGCATGTCTGGAATGGTTTTGACAGTGTGTGTCATGCGGCCTCCAGTAGTTCCGTAATCATTGGCAAATTTCCGCACGTCTCAGTCACTACCAGCACAAGCATCCCTCCTTTAATCGCCTGACAGCGCTTGATACGCATATCGTCTATCTGACCGTCATCCAGCCAGAATCCCGCGCTGGTGAGTGCGTCAAAAACGGCCTTTGGCAAATTGTCCAGGTCGCGTTTGCGGTTATCGGGAGGTGCTGCGTGGATGGTGATTCTGATGCGTGGTGTTATTTTGATGTCTAACTGTTGTTGCTGAATTATTTCGATTACTTCTCGCCGGTATCGCTTTCCCCAATCGCTGATGTAGTGGATTCCTCGTGAGTGACGCCAGTAGCGGTTATTGGATGGAGGCCACGGCAACGCTATACGGTATTCGTTCATCGCACTGTTACCCTCCCTTCGCGTGTTAACTTTTGCAACGTTAAGACAATGGCGCGGTCCATTTCTGAGCGTCGCTCTTCCCGGCTTAAATCTTTTCCGTTGTCGATTCGCTCATGGCATGACGGGCAAAGCGCCGCCGTTAGGCTGTCGTCAACCTTTAGCCCTATTCCCTTTCCTTCGTTGCGATGCGCAGCCTGAACTCCATATCGACCACACAGAACGCAGCAATCTATCTCCCTTACTGCCTGAAGCCATCTATTGCTCCTGAATATCCTCATTAGACATATCTCCATTAGGGTCGCGGTATACCAGCCATTCGTTCACGCATTCAGCACAGGCGTAAATTTCATCAGGTGCCAGTTGCTTGTTACATCCGGCGCATAAGGCTCTCGCTATACTTTCCTGCTCGTAACTTCGATTGGGGTCAATCACCTTGTTTTCCTCGCACGTTCTCTAAGCCACCGGATATCCCACAGGTGAGCCGTGTAATTGAATGTTTTTACGTCAGATTCTTTTGGGATTGGCTTTGGTTTATTTCTGGAGCGTTTCGTTGGTAGGTATTTGCAGTTTTCGCATATTATGTCGGTGATACTTCGTCGCTGTCGTGCCATACGTCCTCCTTCGTCTCTGGCAGCGGGAAATTACCTACTGGCGACCGCTCACATCTGATACACCATTGGTGCCAATAAGGTTGATTTGGCCGGAATCGATAATCGTCTTTGCTTTCTCCGCAGCGGTAGCAGTGTTTCATGCGGCGTCTCCAAACCTCGCTTTCCATTCCAGTGCTAACAGGGCTTCGTCTGACCACTTAACGCCGCGCTCTGTACCGAATGCCTGTATAAGCTCTAATAGCTCCGCAAATTCACTTACACGCATCCTGCTGGTTGACTGGCCTATTACTACAAAGCCATTCCCTGCAAGGTTAGGAACAACATCCTGCTGCTTTAATGCTGCGGTAAACACACACTTCCAGCTTTCAGCGTCAAGCCATCGTCCATGCCAGTTAACCTGACGTGAGACATCACCAAGGCAAGCCCAAAGCTTCCGATTTTGGTCTAAGCTGCGGTTGCGTTCCTGAATGATTACTACGATTGGTTTGGTTGGGTCTGGAAGGATTCGCTGGATGGCTTGGATGGCGTTCTGCTGATGTGCTGGAGATCGAATTTCAAAGGTTAGTTTTTTCATGTCTTCCCGCTCCCCCAAATAAAAAGGCCTGCGATTACCAGCAGGCCTGTTACAAGCTCAGTGATGTAGATGGTCATCAGAATCCCCCTTTCTTCTTGGACTGCGGTTCCTCGCGTTCACGGCGGCGCATTTCAGCAGACTGTTGGTCTGTGTCATAAATAGCGCCATTTTCCTGAATGCAATACACCGTGCCGGTATTGCCATGACGATTGAGACGGAGGATTAGTTCGGTTTCACCAGGTGGAACACTGTCATCAAAAGCACCTTCACGATGGATCCCAACCCAATAATCGCAATCCTGTTCAATCTGCCCTGTATCTCGAGAGTCACTTGGTAATGGGCGTTTATTGGTTCTGCTTTCCAGTGCGCGGTTAAGCTGCGTCAGAAGCACAACAACGCAATCAAGCTCTTTGGCAAGGTTCTTCAGTCCTTTGGTGATCATGCCGTAAGCAAGGTCGTTGCGATCGGCCTTTTCAGCGGTCATTAGTGTCAGGTAATCGACCAGAATCATGCCAACACATCCGTTTTCTCGCTTGATTCGACGGCTTTCGCTGACGATTTGAGCCAGAGATAATCCCGGCGTGTCGTCGATGTAAAGCAGGTCGATTTCACTCAAGCGATTGGCTGTTTCGATCGCCCTGTTGAAGTCACTATCGTAATCACCCTGATAGCCGTCATCAGCGTCATTTGTCGCCGGTAGGTAAAAAATATTCGGGTTAACACCTGACTTCTGCCCTACTAGTTTTTCCAGTATCTGGTCACCTGGCATTTCAAGGCTGAACATCAGGGCCGGCTTTTTCTCATGCACTGCGCAGTTGATTGCCATCTGGCTGTATAGCGTCGTTTTCCCCATCTTAGGGCGAGCGCCAATGACGAACAGCGAGCCTTTCACCAGACCTTTCGGTGACAGCATCCTGTCCAGCGATGAGATCCCTGTGCTCATTCCTCGTTGTTCGCCTGATGGGTCAAATCGCTTCTCAAGGTCGCTGACCCAATCTTCCATAACCTCACCAAATGAGCGAAGGCCGCGACGCGATCCGGTTTTTGCATGGTCTGTCAGTTGCGTGAAAATCGCCTGAATAGCTTCGTACTTCTGCGTTGCAGTCATCCCGTTGCGGGAATAGAGCAATTCCGTCGCTTCAGTCATGCGGTTGATGGCGTAGCGTTCCATTGCTGTTTCGCGAACCCGCATTGCATAGGCAACGACGTTTGCTGCGCTTGGCGTGTTCTTTGCGATATCAGCGATATAAGCAAAACCGCCAACTGACACCGTTAACGATTTACGCTCCAGTTCATCGAAAAGCGTCAGGCCATCTACTGGCTTTTGCTCCCGGTGCATTCTGGTTATTTCTTCGAAAAGGATTTTGTGTGGTCGGCTGTAAAATGAATCAGGCTTCAGCATCGCCAGAACTTTCTGGACGCGCTCACTGCTGTCATCATCCAGAAGCAATCCACCAATCACCGCCTGCTCTGCCTCGATGCTATGGGGCGGCGCATAAAAATTATCGGTCATCGTGTTCACCCTCACGAACTTTCAGGTAGGTATTATCGTTAAGCAGGAAATCAAATCCCTTTTTGTGCCAGACGGTTCCGCGTTGATGGTTTTGGCGCTCTTCGAACATCCATCGGCAATTTTCGCCTACGTAGCTCAAATAATTTCTCCAGTCCTGCATCGTGAACCCATGCCCGTCAAGTTGGCGTGTTATCACTCCGGCTTTTCGCCAGAAAGTTCGGATCTGGTTTTTACGTTTGTCATTCAGTGCGCGAACCCTGGAAGCTTCAGGAAGTAATTCGTGGTAAGCATCGACAACATCCTGACAACTGAGAGCCGATTTTTTCTTGTCAGGATTTTCGTCTGCTGCGGTACTCTCTAATACGTTAGTATTAGAGATATTAGTTATATTATTGTTTATGGACAATCGTTGGACATCCGTTGGACAACATTTGCTGTGAGCCGCGTCATTACTGGTGTTTGCGTTGGACATCCGTTGGACATCCGTTGGACAATTTGGAGCCTGAAAATCATCATATTTCAACACTGTTATCAGGCTGAATTTTCTCCCTTTCGACTCGATACGAATCATTCCATTCCCTTCAAAAGAACGAAGCAAACTTTTTACTTTGTTATCCGGGATGAATGTTTCACTTACCAGTTTTGGCCGTCCGGTAATTAGCTGTCCTCGCTCAACCAACATCTCACCAATGTCGGTATTTACGACTGCCGGAGAGTGATTGGCTTTCAGTATCAGATGCAGGAAAAGATGCACAGCCTGAGAATCCTTGTATAGCTTGCTATCCATGAATTGGCGGTGAATCAAGGCAAACCCCTTACCGCCATTTGTACGCGGCTTCTGGAGCCTTCTGGCCTCTCTGGCTTCGGCTAGATTGGATATGTTACTCATGACCTTTCCTCTTCAGTATTAGCTTCACTTTTTCCAACTCAGCCCGGAATCGACCAGGCTGTTTGAAGCTGGATAAGAACCGATCACGTAGTATGTTTTTGTGTAATTTGTCCTGGTCAGGACTGAGTTGTTTTGGCATAATTACTCCTGTGGATTGATCCAGTCTTTCTACATCAGGCCTCGAAGAATTCGCCGTTCTTCGGGGCTTTTTCTTTTGTCAGGTAGGTAGCAAGTCGCCTGGTGAGCTCTGCCATTTCCTCGTCTTCGATTCCATACTCCAGAACCGCAAGCATCATGCTGACCTGAGAGAAGAAACCGTTCTTCCATCGGCTTACCTGGTATTCAGGAACACCCATAGCTTTAGCGAATGTCTTCTGTCCCATCATGGCTAACTTGTTGAGTAAAGTGGACTCAATGCGAGCCACCTTCTTGCTTTTAGTTGCAACTACGTTCATTCAAAATATTCCTTAGAAATTAGATAGAGTTGGATTCGCAAATACACGCAAATCCGCTTAATAGATTTACCGCGTTGTCGGCGGTTCAGATTGGTAAAGAGCGTTGATACTTAACTTGCTGCCAGTAAGTCGGCTAAATCAGGACGAAGTTCTCTGGCTTTAATTCTTCCTCCTGTAGCTTTTACGATTGCTGCCACATACTTAGCGTCAATGCCGCCACCATGTAACCAACGCCATACAGTTGGCTGCTTAACTCCACACAAAGAGGCGAGTTTTTGCTGGCTTCCTGCAATGGCAACAGCTTTTTGTATTGCTTTGTTAGTCATTGCTTATTCCCTTTCGTATAACACACAACAAATAATAGCAATGAGTATTAACCAAAGCAATAGCAAAACGTGTTTTGACCATTAATACGCAAGCGTATAAATTGAATATTATGAAAAAAGAAACTCTCTCTGACCGTCTCAACAAGGCAATGGAACTGGCTGGTATGTCTCAAGGTGCTCTCGCTAAAGCGTCAGGCGTTGCTCAGCCAACGATCTGGCGTTTGACAAGTGGAAACGCTCGTGGGTCAACAAAGATTGTTGAAATAGCAAACGCGTTAGGTGTTAATTCGGAATGGTTGTCTACCGGGATTGGTCCTATGAAAAAAGATGGAACTACTCCGATAAACGCATCTCCATCTTCGAACACATTTAAAATCGATATCCTAGATCTTGAAGTTAGCGCGGGTCCTGGCGTTATCAATCGAGAATTCGTGGAAATACTCCGCTCGGTTGAGTATTCGCAGGATGATGCCAGACACATGTTCGATGGTAGAAAGGCTGAAAATATCCGCATCATAAATGTGCGCGGGGATAGCATGTCAGGAACTATTGAACCAGGAGATTTGTTGTTTGTAGACGTAAGCATCAAAAACTTCGATGGAGATGGGATATACGCCTTCCTCTATGACGATACTGCACATGTTAAGCGGCTCCAGAAGATGAAAGATAAACTATTGGTCATATCTGATAATAAGAGTTATTCAGCTTGGGACCCAATTGAAAGAGATGAAATGAATAGGGTTTTTGTCTTTGGAAAGGTGATTGGAAGCATGCCGCAGACATATAGGAAGCACGGTTAGCCAGCCAATGGCCTGATGAGATATTCGGGTGATGATGGATAAGGGATTAAGTGTGATGAATACAATCACGATTGATAGCGTGGATGCATTAGAGGGTGTTTTTCATCGCATCCAGTCGGGTGAAGAGATTCTGATAGAACAGTTAAAAATTGAGCTATTCGAATCTGTTAAATTTAAGATTTTCGGCGATGAAACACGCTACAATGGTACGCTCCCGGCATCTTTGGCTCAAGGCATCTGTGAGTTTCAGAATGAGATGTATAAGGTTTATACTCTAATTAAGTATAAAACCGATAACTTGCAAAGACTGGGCGCACAGGATAGAGAAGATGCGGAGATTGTATTCTCTATAAAGCCAGGCTGCACAGAGATCATCACAGCCCTGAAAGATTTAGCTGAAACTTGTGGTAATGCATTTGATAAGGTGACACAAGGGATGAGCCCAACCCAAAAAACAACATGCTTCTTGTTCGCTGTTGCCCTATTCGGTGGGGCATGGGTTGGCACGTCTTATCTAAAATCTGAGGCTGAAATTGCAGTAAAGCAGGAAGAAACAAAGCAGCAAGAAGCTAAGATAAAATCGGAGAACGAAAGGCTTACCATTCTTAAGGATGGGATGCTTCAGGCCATGAGATCAAATGCTGGAGTAGATACTATCGAAAGAGCGGAGGGTATCCAAGAGCACGTTTCCAAGGCATATACCGGAGTGCTCAAATCAGTAAGCGATGCCGATAGAATTGAAATTGATGGTGCGACAAAGCTCAACCTTTCTCAAAAAGATGTGCATGAAATAATCAAAAACCCCATCGAGAAGGCCAAAAAAGAAGAGCGTAATCTGGAGTTAGTGATTGATAGTATCAAGCGTACCGCAGAAAAAATAACGTTAAGCTGTCGCGAACCATCCAGTGAAGAGAGCTTTCCGGTTTCAGTTGACACTTCGTTTATAGATGACAAAGATGAAATCGCTTTATTGTTTGACGCCATGAAAGAAAACAGAACAGTAAAGATATTAGGAAGCTACACGATACGAGCTGGCGTAATCGAAAACGGAAACGCATCAACTATAGCTCGCCCATAATCTCAACCCGGCCACCGCGCCGGGTTTCCTTTTCTTGCCGATCCCTACGTCAACCATTCGCCCGCCAACGTAACTAATTGATAATTATGCCAACGCATCGCTATTTCATCCATTTGCCCGCCACTTTGTCACCACCCAGATACCTACTCTTCCAGTAGCTTCACCGCTAGTTCCATAACCTGAATCTGGTCAACATCCCACTTATCCAGCCCCTTTGATAGCTCCGTTCTTATCACGTCAGCTATAGCGACTCTTTTGGTCTCATGACCCTCAGCAACCATAGCAAAAACGACATCACCCACAATCCTGCACATTTCCTGATAGCGCAACTGCGCCAGCTCTTCGCTTTTCACACAGATTCCTCGCTCGTTTTTTGTTCAGAACAGTATTGCATAGAGGATTTATAAAAATAAATTCATTTTGCTATCAACAACATAATAACAAAAACCATTAATTAATAGCAAAACGTATTGATATGAATAATACTCAATGCTATTGTTTAGCCATCAGCAGGACGCTGGTAGCCAAACGGAAAGGCAACGCTCTTTAACTTCGATGATGCGCTGACAAAGCGCGAACAAATACCAAACGAGATGGGTTTGGGTTGCAGGTAGAAGCCAACCTCTTCGGCGGAGGCGCTCGGCAATGAGTACGCGGTCAGGGTTAGTCGCCTGGCTATCTGCAACACCAAAGCTATTTCACATGAGGATTAAATCATGACGGTTATCGTGTACGGGAAGTCAACGTTTGCAGGCAATGCTAAAACTCGCCGTCATGAGCGGCGCAGAAAGCTAGCCATAGAGAGCGACACCATCTGCAATATCATCGATTCAATTTTTGGCTGCGATGCTCCTGATGCTTCTCATGAGGTCAAAGCGCAGCGTGTTGACAGAGTTACAAAAGCAGTTTCACGTGCCGTGAACAAGGTTAAGCAGCAGGAAGTTGAGCGCGGGTCGGTTTGCCTGCCAGACGTAGCACTTTACGCGGCTGGTCATCGTAAGTGTGGGCAAATTACCGCTAGATAATTATTCAGGCAGCAGCAAGCCTTTCATCTAATCAGGTCGCAATGCGGCCTTTTTTATTGCCAAAATTTAAGGAATAACAACATGACCAAAGAAATTGTGACATTCAAGGGATTTAACAAAGACCTAAAGTGCCGTGACTTTCAGTTTGAAATTGGCAAGACCTTCCATCACGATGGAAAAGTGGAGGCTTGCGTTTCTGGATTCCACGCCTGTGAATGTCCTTTCGATGTTTTCAGTTATTACTCTCCTGCAGACAGCCGCTTTGCAGAAACCATCTCCTTCGGTATTACTAACCGCGAAGAAGATGGTGACACCAAAATCGCCAGCGCCAGCATAACGATTAAGGCAGAGTTAACGCTTCCTCAGTTCATTCAACGTGGTATCGAATGGATTTGGAGCAAGATAGATAAGTCTCTTGAGCAGCAGATCATGTGTGGCAACTGTTCAGCGGCAACTAACACTGGCAAC